AATGCTGGTAGTCGGCCGGCGCAGCGTCGACACCGGCCAGACCCTCGCCGCCGACCTCGCCCTCGACCGAGCGGCCACCACGGTGAGCGTCGCCAACGGCACCCTGTTCACCCCAGGCGAAACGATCACTGTCGACGGTGAACGGCTCCGCATCGACGACATCACCGGCAATCTTCTGGTGGTGCGCCGGTCCTACGACGGCTCAAGCCTGGCCGCCCACACCACCGGCACCCACATCTACGCCCCCCGTCAGCTCACCGTGGTCCGCGCCGCGCAGGGCACCACCGCAGCCACCCACGCCCAAGGCGACCAGGTCACCCGCCACGTTCCGCCCGCACTCGTCTCCGACTACACCGCCGCATCCGCCGGCGTGAGGGTCCTGCAGGGCCAGTCTGGTTGGGCCCGCACCGTCGGCACTGGGGACAGCCAGCGACAGGCCTCCGGCGCGGGCCTGAAGCAGCTGCGCGACCAGCTGGCAGCCAGCGACCTGGCCCGCGGCCCGAAAGCCCGCTGATGCCTTTCCTCGACGTCGACCTCGACCTGACCGGCCCGCTGTTCGACGGCAGCGCGGTGGACGCGATCCGCCGCTACGTCGATGATCTTCCACTCGAGGTCGCCAAAGCCGGCCTCGACGACTGGCTCGAGATCTACCGGTCGCAAGTGCAGCACCCCACCCCCTACTACGAGTACCTGGTCCACCCCGAACGCCAGGGCACCGCGGCAGCGCACCTGTGGGATGGCGGCGAAGTCGTCTACGGGCCGTGGCTGGAAGGCACCGGCTCGCGGAACAGCCCGCATACCCGGTTCGGCGGCTACCACTCCATGGAGCGCACCGCGGCGTTGCTCAACGCCGGGCAGGCCCAGGCGGTCGCCGACCGGCTGTTCGCCGACCGCTACCAGAACCAGGTGAACTGACATGTCCGACGGCACCACCCTCACCTCCATTCAGGACGGGCTTGTCTCCCACTCCCAAGCGCTGGGCGTGTTCGACACGGTCGAAGATCACGCCCCGGCCACCGTTCCCGGCGCGGGCATCTGGTGCATCTGGGAGGTCACCGTCCCGTTCGCTCACGCGAGCAGCGGCCTGGCCTCCACCAGCGCCGTCCTGACCTGGGTGGCGACGATCCTGGCGCCATTGACCACCGAGCCGGGTGGCGACATCGAACGCGACGTCCTACGCGCGGCCGACGCTCTCATCCGCTCGCTGATCGGTGACTTCGACCTGGGCGGCCTGGTGCGGTATGTCGATGTCCGCGGAAGTGAGGGCACGCCGCTGCGGGCGGACGCGGGCTATGCCTCGGTCAACGGGGTGCGGCTGCGGGTGGTCACGGTGGTGGTGCCGTTGATCGTGAACGACCTGTACGACGAGACTCCCTAGCCCAGATTTGCCCTGGTCGGCCCTGGTAGTTGCGGATGCAACTATGCTGACGGATGGCAGCGGATGCTGCCGGATACTGCAGCCAGGGAGGGCCCGTGAGCAAGCAGGGCGGCCTGGGCGACGGCTTCCTGATCGACCAGTACCGGATCTCACCCGACATCTCCTCCGTCAAGCTGTCCGGCGGCCCAGCGCCGTGGGAGTGCACCGGCCTCGACAAGTCCGCCTACGAGCGCATCGGCCTGATCCGCGACGGCGACATGGAAGCCGTCGCGTTCTTCAACCCAGACCCGAACAACCTCGTCGGCGCCCACCTGGCCCTGTCGTCGCTGCCGCTGACCGACCGGACGCTGACCTACCAGCGCGGCACCGCATTGGGTAGCCCGGCCGCATCGCTGATCGCCAAGCAAGGCAACTACGACCCCGAACGCGCCGACGACGGCAGCCTGACCATCAAGATCAAGGCTGAGGCCAACGGCTACGGATTGGTCTGGGGCTACCAGGCCACCCCGGGCGTACGCCACGACACGACTGCCACCAACGGCGCCTCCGTCGACGACACCGCCGGCAGCACCTTCGGCCTCACCGCTTTTCTTCATGTGACCGGCGTCGTCGGCACCTCCGTCACGGTGAAACTGCAGGAAAGCTCGGACAACGGGGGTGCTGACGCTTTCGCCGACGTCGTCGGCGGCGCCTTCACCGCGGTTACCCCGGCCGGGCTGGGCGCGCAGCGCATCCAGACCAGCTTGACGCAAACCGTGGAACGGTATCTCCGCGTCGTCACCACTGGCACCTTCACATCGGCTGATTTCTGCGTCGTCGTGTTCCGCCACCCCGTGGCGGTGACCTACTAATGGTCAACCGCATCACCCCGCAGGGGCCGTCGCGCGCCTACCAGACGCATGAGGTACTCGCCCCGCTTGCCACCCACTGGCGGCGGGCCACCTGTGAGGAAATCGACTGCGGCGAATACCGCAATGGGTGGCGCCTCCGCGTCGACGCGCTGACCCCGAAGATGCTCGCCGACATTGATGAAGTCGGTTACCGCTACACCCGTTTGCCGGTCGCACCCGGCGAAACATATCTGATCTTCGAAGCCGGGCAGCCCTGCTTCAAAGCCTCGCAGCACCAGGCGCCACTGGGAAAGCCGGGCATCTACCGGGTGCGCCAGGGGGATTGGCGGATGCCAGTCGCCGGGGTGCACACATTCGCTACGCCAGAAGACTGGCGTGATCATCTCGGCGAGCATCTGGGAAAAATCGCCGACCTTCGGCAGCGAGGATAGGAGCAGACCATGGCCAAGCAGGGCGGGTTGGGCATGAGCCTGGCGGTCGACGACGCCGCAGGCACAGCCCGCACCATCTCCAACGACATCGTCTCCCTGAAATTCGCGACGCCCCGCGACGTGTGGGAAGTCACCGGCCTCGACAAGTCGGCCATGGAACGCCTCCTGCTCCTCGCGGACATGACCGTCGAACTCGACGGCGTTTTCAACCCGACCACCAACGCCGGGCACACCGTCTTCTCCACCGTTCCGTCCACGTCGGTGCTGCGCACCGTGACCATCACCGTCGGCGGCAAGGTGCTAGCCGGCGAAATGCTGTTCACCGACTACGCGATCGAGCGCGACGACTCCGGCCAGCTCACCTACAAGGCGCCCGGCGTCCTGGGCGACGGCACCGTCCCCACCTGGGCATAAGGACACTTCACATGGCTGGCTTCACACTGCCCGACCTCGGCTACAACGTCGAGTTCACCGGACACAAGCTCCTCGACGGCCTGGTCGTGAAGGTCCGCTCGGTGTCGGTCGACGAGCTGATCGAACTGTCCGGCCGCGCCGATCTGGCTTCCGGGAGCGACATCGACCCGAAGGTCATGGGTGACCTGCTCGACATGGTCGCGGGGCTGATCGTCGGCTGGAACCTGGAAGCCGGCGATGGCACTCCGATCCCCGCCGACCGTGCGCAGCTTGGTCGCCTCGATCTTTCTGTCCTGCTCCCGATCCTCAATGGCGTTATTGGCGCCCTCAGCGGTGCCCTGAAAGACAGCGACCTGGGAAAAGGCTCACCCTCTGGAGAACCTTCGGAGGATCTGGCGTCACTGCCGACGGAAGCCCTCTCCGCAAGCCTTGGGAGCTGAGAAGAGCGGAGATCATTCTCAGTTTGTGCCGCGAATTCCACCAACTCCCTTCCGCAATTTTGGCCGAGTCGGCGGAACTGCTGCGGCTCATGCAGATCGAAGAACTCGGCGGGAGCAGACCAGCAGACCAGTAGAAGGGGGTGACGGTGGCCAACAAGGTCGAAATCACCGTCACCGCCCGCGACAACGCGTCCAGCCCCGTCGACCGGATGGTCGCGTCGATCTCCGCGAAGCTGCGGGAGCTCCGCCGCCAGCTCGACCAGCTCGCCGGCGACACGCTGATCAACCTGCGCATCGAAACCAGCGGTACGGATCTGTCTCGGTTGCGGGCCGAGCTCGACAATCTGGCCCGCGACGTCGTCGCCCGCGTCCGCGTCGAAATCGACGAGGCCGGCCTCACCCGGCTGCGGGAGGATCTGGCCCGCGCCGCGCAGGACGTCACCGCCCACCTGCACATCGAGATCGACCCCGGCGCCCGCGACGAACTGCTGACCTTCCGGGATCTCCTTGATGCCGCCGGCGCGGACGTCACCGCCCACCTGCGCGTCGAGATCGACCCCGCCGACCTCGCCGAACGGCTGGTCCTGCTACGGACCGAGCTCGACGCGATCGGCCGGAACAGCACCACCCGGATCCGCGTCGACGCCTCCGGTTCCGACGGGCCGGCCGCGGCCCAGCGCGACGTGTCGCTGCTGTCGAACAG